ATGCGCATAGCTCTGGGCCTACTCGTCCTACCCTTTACCTCGCTCTCCAAGGTGCATATTTATTATTTTGGTTCCAAAACCATCAATAATTGACTGGGGCCATGCTTTTTATCTGTGTAACTCGCCAAATATGGTACCTTTCAACTAAGAACAATTGAGTTTGGAGGTTGCTATGCTGGTCAAGATTCAAGACGTACCTGAGGACCTGGTGCAGACCTTAAAAGAAATTACCGGTGCTCAAACGGGTTCTAAGGCATTTCTAGAGGCTGCTCGGCTCATGCTTAGACTGGACCAAATAACGGATAAGCAATCTACAGAGTTGGCACGTTTACGCGCGGAGGTTAAACAGTATCGCCAGCTTCTCCAGATGCTCCGGCAAGGTAGCCAAGATCTAGCTGAGCTTGCGGCGAAAGATCCCAAAACTATCGAAAGCGATACCGATGAGGGTTACGCCTGGTGGGATCCTGAAGAAACAGCTGTCGGCCAATGAGGCCTCTGGCTTCCTTCAAATCTGACCACAGAGCCTCCCAGCTTCGCATAGGACGGTACGCATAATTTCTCTTATGTTATTGTTTTCTATTAAATAGATTTAACATCGATGTATACCTTTGAAATCAACAGGAGCATGTCATGCTGAAAATGAATGCGCTGATTCCCGAGCTGATCGTCTCTGATCTGCAACAGAGTTTGCGGTTTTACTGCCATATTCTGGGGTTCAAAATTGAGTACGACAGACCAGAAGACAAGTTCGCATTTCTTTCTTATTACGGTAGTCAATTGATGCTTGAGGAAGACTACCCGGATGAGTCGCCTTGGCGTGTAGGTCCTCTGGAGCGTCCATTTGGCAGAGGGTTGAACCTGTCGATTGAGTGTCCTGACAGCGCGCTTTTAGCTGCGGCAATTGAAGATGCCGGTCACCATTTGCATAAACCCATCGAGGAGCGCTGGTATCGCGACCATGATCGTCTTCATGGCCAACTCAATTTCTTGGTGCTTGATCCAGATGGCTATTTATTGAGGTTCAACCAAAGCTTAGGCTCTAAAGCCGGATAGAGCAGTACGCTGGTGAAAAGCAGCCCAGAGCCCCCCAGCTCCGCATAGGACGGTTCGCATAATACAGATGACGTTATGGTACTCGCGGCGACCAGCCAGAATCAGGCGTCGGGACAATAGCGCAGCCCCGGCGCCGGATTTATCCATAACGTCCATTATGCGAGGCTTTCTTTCACTCGCATTTTCAAGCCTGGCTTTTGTGTTTGGTAGTGCTTCATCCGTCGCAAGGCTTTCTCCTCGGTCGTGAACTTATCGTTTTCGGCTGTCATGATCCATTTGCGTTTTCCAGCTGGCAGGAACTCGATGATCCATTCTTTTCCTTGTGAATTTTGGTCACTTTTTTGAGTTACTAAAATTGCTCTTTCTTCGGCCTTTTTTCGGGCAATTACCTCTTTTCCCAGGGCAATTTTTAGTTCTTCAATCTCTGCTTTTAGCGCTTCGATTTCTGCCGAGTTATCGGTAACGTTACCTTTATTGCGCTCGCGGTATGCCTTTTGTTTCTGCGCAGCAGTCAGTGCAGTGCCGGTCTTTGGACGACCACGGCTGCGCTTTACTTCGAGTGGTAGCTGCTGGGTTTGCGTGTCGGTGTGGTCGATCATTTCGGCGTCTCCATGATTGCTTTCCATGGAGTAATTATAGTAACGTTACCAATAATAAGATACTGGTAACGTTACTATAAATGTACCGTTCGTCGATATTCTGGTAACTGTTACCTTAAATATCTGACCTCGACTGCCCGAAGGGCATTAGGCGCTACTCGTTCTCCAGCCAGGTCGATCAACATCCGCGCCGAAACCCCGCACCGCGGGCCGGTCTCCCGTCAAACGAAAAACCCCCAGCGATCTGCCGATCACCGGGGGTTCTATTCGCGTTCAAGCCTTCCAAAATCGCCGTTAAGCCACTTCGCGCATTGTTTAACCAAACCTTTCTACGCAGACCCTGCGCGTAGCCTGTGCGGTCCCATGACCTGCAGCACTGCATCAGGACAGGTCCCGGCAGGTCCCATTTTCTAGCGCGGCTTTTTGGGCGTTTGGGGTGGGGGTGCTGTTACACCCCCACTTTACCGCAACCAACTGCGGTCTCTGTATCAGCGCGCCCCCCCTCTACCTCTCAATCACTATCTCTCCTTCGGGCGTAAGAGCTACGCAAGCCACTGATAATTCAAGGATTTTGTGTGCAAGCTCGCTATCCCTGACTGGCTGCCTTCCTTGCTTAACCAGCAACCTGTTGATTTCTATGGCTTTTTGCCTGATGGCTTCCTGTTCTGTGTCAGACAGTCTTAGTGTTACCGGCATTTTCTTCCCGCTCATTGGCTTCTCTCCGTGATCTTAGATGCATGCATGCGATTTGTATTGACGCATCCCCGTATGCACGTATACATTCGGCGTCATTGTAATATGTATACATGTATTCAAGGACGCCCATGTTCATCGACTGGCTCAAGGTTTCGCAAGAGTTCGATTTTGACCTCCCGGTCATATCGGACACTGCTTTTAAGGCAATCGATACCCTGACCGGTGAAGTGCTCAGCACCTCCTATCGTCCCGTGAAACATGAAGGCAGCCACAGCTCCACTATCAAAATTCACGTTACCGGCAGGAAAATCACCGTAGATGGCAATCCTTCTCGTCTCAATCGTCATGACAACCTCTGGGGCTTCGAAACTGTTGCACAGTGCATCGCGGTCTATAACGATTTGCTCGCACAGTACGGGCTTCCTTCTTTCACCCGTTGCACGCGGTTTGAGATACGCCAAGGCGAATCGGGTGCCAGCGCCTCTCAACTTTGGGCCGACGGCTGCTGCATTCACCGAATCGATCTAACCACTAATATTTCGGTCGGGGAGGGTAACGAGATTCCTTATCTTCGCGGTCTTGCTAGCCAGCGCATAGGCCACTCTATCGGTCGCCTCTATTCGAATGGCCGTTCCGTCGATTGGACTACTTCCGGCAATAGTAAAGGTGCGCGACTCCAGTATCGTAAGGCCTATGATAAGGCCTTTGAGATTCTTGAAAACCATTTGCCTAAGGTTAAAAGGACATTTGGTGAAAGTTCTCCAGAATTCAAATACGCTCAAGAGATTTATGACTACTGCAAACAAGTTGGTGTAGTTCGTCTTGAGCAAGAATTGAAAGATGAATTTCTAAAGCGGCAGCGCTTGTCTTTTTGGGGCCTCTTTGATGAAGGCAAATTTCTTACTCTGCATGAAGAGTTTCTAAGCGTTGATCAACGCCTAAAGGTGACAAAGATGGATACCGCTAGCATTGCGCAACAGTTACTTCTTGAAAAAGTTGTTGATACTGTAAGAGCTGCGAACGTTACAGCCTCTTATGCACATCTTTGGATGCATGGCCAGGAAGTTGTTTGCTCTCAAAGATCTTTTGAGACTCATGCGGCACGCCTTAATCGTATTGGTATCAACATACGCAATGCCTGTGACATGAAGACTTTTTCTACTGTCTTCATCCGTGAAATGCGCGAGATTAACCCGGTCAAGAACATTGCCCCTCCAAGCTGGTACAAGCGGCCTAATCATTTGCAGGTGGCCGCATGATCACCGTAAGCCAGCAGGGCACACAGCTTTCACCAGGGCAGCGCCGTCAACTCGCGTTTCAACAGCAAGCTCGGCAGTCGTTTCTGAGTCCTGTTCTCCAGCAGCAAGTTGCTGAAACAATAGCGGCTGTTGAGGCTCGTAAAGAGCAGGGCGTTAAACCTGAGCGTGTTTGGTTTGAGGAACGAAAGGAAAAGGGTACTCCGTCTTTTGCTGAATGGATGGGTTACTGATGGATAAGTCTGCCTATCAGCTACTTCGTTTTTCCGTGGAGAATCAAGTTGCTAATCTTGACTCTGGCGTCGTTGATAGTACTGCTTTCACTAATTCGCTTATGCGCCTGTTTCTCCAAGCTTTGTCGTCTGAACAAGTCAGGCAGCAATCTTTGAAGCGTGAGCTTTTAACTTTCAGGCGTCGTCCTGATTTAACCGTGCCCGGTTGGGCATTTCGTAAGCCGGGCATTAGTTCCCGACTTCCAACATTGTAAAGGGCCCCATCATGTCTATGACACTCCTTGTTGAAGTAACTGGCCGCGAGCGCTCCGGTGTTTCTACTAAATCCGGCACCTCTAAACCGTGGTGTATGTTTGAGGCGTATGTTCATTTGCCAAATGATCCGTACCCTCAGAAAACTTCATTCTATGCCAGTGCTGTTAACGAGGTTCCTCAGCCCGGTACTTATGAGTGCGACGTTATTGTCGATGTTCGTGATGGCCGTCTTGAGTTTACTTGTGATCCTCGTCAGGGTCGCCGTAAGAACGTTCCACCGCTTTCTGCTGCTTTTTCTTCTGCTTCTACTGCTTCTCCTGCTTCTTCTTCGAAGGCTGTTTGACGTGGTTGAGTGTGAGGTTTGTGGCAACTCCTTCGATTCTGGTGATGCCTCTGGTGAGTTTGGTTTTGCTTGCGACGAGTGCGCGAATGATCCAGACACTTATTGGGAATCGCCTGATGATGATGATGATGACGACGACGATTGATCGCGTTTGATTTAACCGGCTTTTCAACCTGTTTTTGATTTGTATTAAAAGGTAGCACCATGAATTTTTTGGGCTGTGATGGGATGTGGCAAGTTCAGACTGATGGAACCTCTGTTTGTTCTGGTCAGCTCCAGACTTTCACAGTTCAGGAAATGAGAGATCAACTCTCTCCCGCAATACCCATGTCTTCAAAGATGGAGATAACCAGCGCTCTGCTTGTTTTCTTTGTTGTTTGTTACGTGGGCAAAACCCTCCGTTTAGCTGCATAGGTGAATTATGAAAAAACAATACCGTTCTGCCGTTTCTTTGAAAGCCCTGTTTGCAGGTGCTGTTGTTGCCGCTGCTGCCGGTCCAACGTTCGCCGCTGGTGAGACCTTCGATACTTCGTCTTCGCTCGCGTGGATTGCGGCAGGCGTTGTTGCTGCTGGTCTCGTTGCCACTGCAATGCTGGGTCTGGTTGCCCTGGTGGGCGCCGCTAAGAAAGCTCAGCGCGCAGGGACCTAATCCCGCTCTGTAACGCCCGGTGGGAATTCCTCCCTCCGGGCTTTTTTTTGCCCGGAGTTCAATATGAGGCTATTAAAATGTATATCTCGCCCGATGACTTTATTTGGTTTTGGCTTACTGCGGGTTTCTTCCTCCTTTGTACTGGTCGCTAGCTTTATATTTGTTTGTCTTGCCTCGTCGCCTGTTTTTGCTGCTGATTATTTATGGACTGTTAATTCTAACGGTCGCTTTACTTCTTCTTCCCCTGAGGGTGCCTGTGCTGCTGCAAATTTCTCTAACGAGAATGTCACGTATGCAGGCGCTGTTTTTGTTACTGCTGCTCAATATAATTGCACTGTTACTAACAATAAGAGCGGCACCACTACTGTTGTCGCTCAGGCTGTTCGTACTGGTTCTTCATGTGCGTCTGGTAGCACCCTTGATCCTGTTAAGGGCACCTGCAATCCTGATAATAAGTGTGCGATCCTTAAGGACACTGCTATTCCTAAGTTTCGTTGGGACTCGGCTACTGACACACCCGGCGATACTATTTCCATTAATGGTTGTGCTGCCAAGATTAGTGGCGTGACTATTTGTAAGAATACTACCGCTGGTCAATATAGCTGTACCGGTACTGCAACAATCACTGGTGATAAGACTGATCCCTCTAAGGGTCCCGATGGAAAGGATTGTACCGGTACTGCTTGTACCGATGGTGAGCCTCAGAAGCAAACAACAGACAATCCTTGTTCTGCCATTCCTGCTGGAAGTGGTTTTACTTGCACTTCCACAAAGACCGATTCTACTCCGGGCACAACGCAGTGCGGCACGGCTAACGGTGCTTGGGTTTGTGTTGAGAATCCAAAGTCAGCTTCTAATACCTCAAAGTCGACCACTACACAAACCAGCACTAAAAATGCTGATGGTTCTACCAGCACTAATACGACTGTTGTTACTGATACTACCTCTTGCAAGGGTGTAGGTAATTGCTCTAGCGGCACTACTACTACTGTTACTTCTGGTGGCACTAATTCAAACGGGACTTCTAAGCCCAACTCCAGCACCTGTACTGGTCCTGAGTGTGGTGGTGGCAAAGTTGGTTCTGGCACTGGTAATGGCAATGGTAACAATGGGAACGGGCAGGGTGGTGAAGGTGACGGCGATGATGATGAGGATAAGGATAAGGGTTTTGTTTCTGGTGATATGACGTGTCCCGCTGTTGTTACCTGTACTGGTGACGTTATCCAATGCGCGATTCTTCGTCAGGAACAACAGTCGCGCTGTGCAGATTTGAAGTTCCGCGATTTGTCGGATGGTCCGGTTAATGATGCAAAGGCTTCTTTGACTTCTGAGTTCGCCGGTAAGGATTACCAGCCCATCACCGCCCAGGGTGATGATGTTCATGACATTTCTAGCTTGATCAAGACTGATAAGATTTTCAGTTCTTCTTGCCCTGTACTTCCCTCCATTAGCATTCCTTTCGGTCAGTTTAAGACTGAACTTGATTTTAACCTTTCCGGCTTTTGTGACTTCTTGACGTTCCTTGGGTTCCTCAATGTCGCATTCGCCTTACGCAAAGCGGCCGAAATTGTCGGTCAAGGGGTTTAAATAATGCCAGCGGTAATTGCTCTTTTCCTTCGCATGCTCGGTTTGTCTTTGGTTCCGCTAGGCTGGAAGTTGCTTCGCGGACTTGGATTTGCGGCTGTTTCTTACATTGGAATTTCTACCGCATTGGATGGTATGAAGTCGCTTGCCCTATCTAAGCTGGGCTCTGTTCCTGCCACGTGGATAAACGTTTTGGGCATGCTTCAGGTTGATGTTGTCTTTAGTGTGATCTTTTCTGCGCTGGCTGCGCGGGCCATTCTCAGAGGCGTCGACAAGGCGGGAAGGGTGGATACGTTCCGCTGGGGAGGGCCTAAGTAATGCTTTTTCTTCGGACCGGTCTCCCAGGTGCAGGCAAGACGCTCAATACCATCAAAGAGCTTGATGAAGAGCATCAGGTTGACCCTGATAACCCGCTTTTGAGGCTTCATAAGGATCCTGATCATCCTGAGTTGCCACCGCGCACCATCTACTATCACGGTATCCCTGAGCTCAAGATTGACAAGCTCAAGGCTCGTTGGGTTGAGTTTGATACCCCTGATGCTTGGTATGATTTGCCTGATGGCTCGATCATCGTTATCGACGAAGCCCAGGGCACCTTTGGCACTGATGTCCGTACTCGGGTTGATAAGGTGACTCGGTTTGAAAAGCACCGGCACCAGGGCTTGGATATCCACCTTATCACGCAGCATCCATCTTTGATTTGCTTGCCCGTCAGGAAGCTTTGCGGTAAGCACATAAACTTTATTCGGCCTTATGGTCGCACTAAAGGTGTGTTTCGCCATGAATACGAGATGTGTATTGATTCGCCCGAAAAGCGCAATAACTTCAAGTTGTCTCAAGAGTCTAAAATTGAATTCGACTCTCATTACTTCAACCTTTATAAATCCTCCACTGTGCATACGCATAAGAAGGTAAAGCCATCTTATTTGCGAAATATATATATTGGTATCGGCGTCATTGTCTTGGCTTTTGTGCTTTTTGGTGTTGGGGCATATTTCATGTTCAGTAAGTATAAGTCTAAGGATGATTTGGCCCCTGAACCGGTTGCGTCAGGACCTAGCAACCTTGTTAAGCCTGCTGTGGGTGGTTCTCAGCCTGTCTCTAGGCCAGTTTCGGTTGATTCGTATGTTGAGGATTACAAGCCCCGAGTACCTGATTTGACGTTGTCAGCGCCCAGGTATGATGGTCTTACAAAGCCCCGTGACTACCCGAGGCCTACTTGCTTGGCCAGCACTGACATCAGGCTTGTTTCTACTGCAAAGCAGCGTGGTATCCCGGTCGGTGAGTATGAAGGCCAGCAGACTACTTGCCAGTGTTATTCCCAGCAGTCGACACGCATCAAGACCAGTCTTGAATTTTGCATGGACGTGGTTCGTAATGGCTTCTTTGATGATTCTGTTCAGCAAGCTGCTTATGCGAGTGCTAATTCACGTGGGCCGTCTAGTCAAAAGCCCGAACAGCCCGACGGTCTGCGCCGAGGGCCCGCAGGCGTGGACCAGAGGGTTGTGCAGCATGCGTTCAACGAACCTACTGTTGTTGCTGACAGCGAATCAGCTTCGCGACCTTGGAGGAAATAA